GCGCCTGCGCCTGATATTCTCGACCAGTTTCTGGATGAAAAAGAAGGTAACCACACCACGGCATACCGTGATGGTGCGGGTATCTGGACCATTTGTCGTGGTGCCACCAGGGTGGATGGCAAACCTGTCGTCCCGGGCATGAAGTTGTCGAAGAAAAAATGCGACCAGGTTAACGCCATTGAGCGTGATAAGGCGCTGGCATGGGTGGAGAAAAACATCCGGGTGCCACTGACTGAACCCCAGAAAGCGGGGATCGCGTCATTCTGCCCGTATAACATTGGCCCCGGTAAGTGTTTCCCGTCGACGTTTTATAAACGAATTAATGCAGGCGATCGCAGGGGAGCGTGTGAAGCGATTCGCTGGTGGATTAAGGACGGTGGCAGAGACTGCCGTATCCGCTCAAACAACTGTTACGGCCAGATATCCCGTCGTGACCAGGAGAGCGCGCTGGCGTGCTGGGGAATCGACAGATAAGCAGAATATTTTGCTGAAAAATGACGTTGGCCAACGCGGACGGATAACACGAAATCCTGCGAACTGGCAAAGTGTAAGTGAATAACGTCAGGAACATTATTTCACGCAGAGGCACCGTAATGGTGCCTTTGTCATTTCTGCGCTTCGCACAAGCGTAAATAAACCAAAGAACCTTTCAGGATGAGCCCTGGTGGATAACCGGCAGTGGTCTGGTTAACCCTCTTTGGGCTGGTTATTCCTGTGCGCAGGGTTCATCACTAAAAGGAAATAACCGATGAATATGATGACCGTGCCGTTTCACGGCGATTCTCTTTATGTGGTTAACCATAACGGCGAACCATACGTTCCCATGAAACCTGTCGTTGAGGGAATGGGGATGACCTGGCAGTCTCAACACCGCAAATTGATGGAGAGATTTAAGACCTGCATCATCGAAATGATGATTCAGCTCCCCGGTGATACTCAGCGTCGTCTGGTTATCTGTCTTGCTTTACGTAAACTTGCAGGTTGGCTGCAAACCATCAACCCAAATAAAGTTAAACCTGAAATCCGCGACAGAGTCATTCAGTATCAGGAAGAGTGCGACGATGTTCTCTATGAATACTGGACGAAGGGTTTTGTCGTTAATCCTCGTCAAATGAGCGTGATGGAAGAACTCAATCAGGCTTGCGCTGACATGCAACGGGATAAAAACATTGTCAGTGTGTTTGCTACCGGGCTGAATGAGTGGAAACAGGTTAAAGCTGCGCATGTATCAAAAATCCGCACATTGATAAACGAAGCGAATCTGCTGATTGATTTTGTCCTGGCTGATACAGGCAAAGGGAAAATAACAAAGGCGGATTGATGGAGAGGTGGCTAATGATATCGGATAAAATCATAACGCTGACAAAGACCATTTGTGTGATTGTCGGCGTTTCATTTTCGCTAATGATGGTTGCTCTTTTTCTTTCCATAGCCTGGATGGCGTTGAGTTCGGCAGGGCTGGTGGGGTGAGCATAAACCGAATTATTTCCGCGTTTACCGTTATTCTGCTGGTGGTCTGTGGTGCGCTTAGTCTGGGGCTGAATCATTACCGTGATAACGCCATCGCCTACAAAGAGCAGCGCGATAAAGCCACATCCATCATCGATGATATGCAGAAGCGGCAACGTGATGTAGCAGAACTTGACGCCAGATACACAAAGGAGCTTGCTGATGCTAATGCGACTATCGAAAGTCTCCGTGCTGATGTTTCTGCTGGTCGTAAGCGCCTGCAAGTCGCCGCCACCTGTGCAAAGTCAACGACCGGAGCCAGCAGCATGGGCGATGGAGAAAGCCCAGGACTTACAGCAGATGCTGAACTCAATTATTACCGTCTCAGAAGTGGAATCGACAAGATAACCGCGCAGGTTAACTACCTGCAGGAATACATCAGGACGCAATGCCTGAAATAATTTTTTTGCAAATCACAAAGTCAATTTAATGAGCCTCGCGATGCGGGGCTTTTTTATGTCCGCAGTAAACGCGCTTCACACGCGCGACTTATGAACACAGAACCTTTCAGGATGACCCTTGAGGATGCCGGTTTGGTGATCGGTGCCTTTCTGTGGGCCGGAATCCTGTGTGACAAGGTTCATCACTAAAAGGTGTGCACTGATGAATTATCCAACTATCGTTAACGGCATCGATTTTCGAGATCTGATTTTTGTGGCAAACAACGATCCGGTTACAGATTCTTTTATGGTGGCAAAAGCATTTGGAAAGCTGCCGAAGAACGTAGTTCGTGACCTTGAACGAACCATAGAAGCTTGCCCTCCTGAGTTTGATACAAAGCTCAACTTTGAGCTTTGCTATAAAAACAATGAGTTACAGAATGGTAAGCCGCAAAAATTCTACCGTCTCCGCAAGGATGGGGTGATGCTTTTGGTTATGTCCTACACCAAAAAAGAAGCAATGCGTATCAAAATTGCTTACATCAACGCATTTAACTGGATGTACGCCATGCTTCAGGTTGGTCATCGTCAATTTGAAGAAGAGAGAAATGCCGTAATGCTGGAGTACATGAAAGAGAAGGATGTTGCCAGCATGTCAGGTCGCCTGCTAAATCGCTGGGGCAAAATTAAGAAGCCACAGCTGCTGGCTAGAATTGAACGCCTTGAACAGCACGGGCAAACCGTAATCCCCGGACTCATCAATTAACGGCAGTACCGCGAAACAACCCAAGCCAGTAAGTGGGGAAATAACACTGGCAGCCACTGAAAGATGAACCTCCAGCCTTATGGCAAAAAAGATTCTTTGTGGTGGCGGACTGATGGAAAGACATCGGTTATTGCAGAGGCCATTCAATGAGTGGTCTCGACAATGGCTTATACCCTACACGGGATAACTTAATTGATATCCTTTTTAACGGATAAAGGCATTTCAGCCTGACATAGCCATGCGCCGTATCGTCGCCGTATTCCTGCATTAACAGAGACCGCAGCCCGACAGGGAGACTCCTCTGCGAGAGTGTGCGGGGATAATCAAAAACGATACACACCGGGGTTTACCGCGTTAACGGAGCGCGGCGTTGTCCCCTCATGGTCGCTGGTCCGGTGCGATGGTGGAAGAAACTGGATTTTGTTGCAACTGATAACCATTATCATTTTGCGGGTCCTTTCCGGCGATCCGGGCCGTTACGGGGCGGCGACCTCGCGCGTTTTCACTATTTATGAGATTTTTTGAGGGGGGTGGTTGTTGTTTAATTGTTTGGTATATCTAATTGATAAGTAAGGTGAAAATAAAATAAATACAACAACCTTACGATGTGTTTTGATGTCGTCAATGCGAAAAATGTCAATGATATCAAATGGTTTTGCAAAAACACATGGTTGTTGTATCGCTTTTTATCGATGACTTATGGAGAGGAGATGGCCTTTTTATTGAATAAAAGTGATATGGCCTCCTCCATCGGTATCTCTGTTCAGGCATTTGATAAATGGGGCGTTCCTCCTGTTGAACGTCGGGGGAGGGAAGTTTTATATGACGTTAAAACTGTACTGGAGATAGATCGCGAGCGGCGACAACACAATCAGAGAACACCTGATGACGGGGGAGAACTGGAGGAAAGGCTGCTTCGGGCCAGAGCTGAACTGACAGAAGAACAGGCTGTAGCTCAAAAACTTAAAAATCAGGTAACCGAAGGTAAGCTCATTGATTCAGACTTCTGCGTTTTCGCCCTCAGCAAACTGGCGATGGCATTGTCCAGTACGCTTGATTCCATTCCGTTATCCATGCAGCGACAGTTCCCGGATTTAACGCCACGTCATATTGACCATCTGAAAACCCTTATTGCAAAGGGCGCAAATCAGTGTGCGCGGGCAGGGGATAAATTACCGGATTTGCTGGATGAATATATCAGAGCAACAACTGAATAATATGATGGTTGCCGTTTCGGTTGCGCTGCAGCCTCTGGTCAGAGTTGTACCGATGACGGCAGTTGAATGGGCTGATCAAAATTATTATTTGCCTAAAGACTCCTCATACGGTGACGGCGAATGGAAAACGCTGCCATTCCAGATCGCCATCATGAACAGCATGGGGAATGATCAGATCCGCACTGTTAATCTGATTAAATCTGCCCGTGTTGGCTATACAAAGATGTTGCTGGGGGTGGTCGGGTATTTTATTGAGCATAAATCCCGAAACAGTCTGCTTTTTCAGCCCACGGATTCTGCCGCTGAAGATTTTATGAAGTCTCACGTGGAGGCGACGATTCGGGACGTGGCATGCCTGAAAGATCTTTCCCCGTGGCTGGGTCGTAAACATCGTGACAATACTCTCACGCTGAAACGCTTTTCATCGGGGGTGGGGTTCTGGTGCCTGGGTGGTGCGGCAGCAAAAAACTACCGTGAAAAATCCGTGGACGTGGTCTGCTATGACGAACTTTCCTCGTTCGAGCCGGATGTCGAAAAAGAGGGCTCGCCAACCCTGCTGGGGGATAAGCGTATTGAGGGGTCGGTGTGGCCAAAATCCATTCGCGGCTCGACGCCTAAAATCAAAGGCTCCTGCCAGATCGAAAAAGCGGCCAACGAGTCGGCGCATTTCATGCGTTTTTATGTGCCCTGCCCGCACTGTGGGGAGGAGCAGTATCTGAAATTTGGCGATGAATCCACGCCTTTTGGCCTTAAATGGGAGAAGGACAGCCCCGAAAGCGTTTTCTACCTCTGTGAACATCATGGCTGCGTGATCCATCAGTCTGAGCTTGACCAGAGCAACGGGCGGTGGATCTGTGAAAATACGGGGATGTGGACCCGTGACGGTCTGACGTTTTTCAGCGCCGCGGATAATGAAATTCCGCCGCCGCGCTCCATCACGTTCCACATCTGGACGGCGTACAGTCCGTTCACCACCTGGGTACAGATAGTCTATGACTGGCTGGATGCACTGAAAGATCCCAACGGCGTGAAAACCTTTGTGAACACCACGCTGGGCGAGACCTGGGAAGAGGCCGTGGGCGAAAAACTCGATCACCAGGTACTGATGGATAAGGTTGTGCGTTACACGGCGGCGGTGCCTGCCCGGGTGGTTTATCTGACGGCGGGCATTGACTCGCAGCGAAACCGTTTTGAGATGTATGTCTGGGGATGGGCACCGGGAGAGGAAGCCTTTCTGGTGGATAAAATCATCATTATGGGGCGTCCCGATGAGGAAGAGACGCTGTTACGTGTGGATGCGGTGATCAACAAAAAATACCGTCATGCAGACGGAACCGAAATGACCATTTCCCGTGTCTGCTGGGACACCGGGGGGATCGATGGCGAAATCGTTTATCAGCGGTCAAAAAAACACGGTGTTTTCCGGGTGCTGCCGGTAAAAGGCGCATCTGTCTATGGCAAGCCGGTGATCACCATGCCAAAAACCCGCAATCAGCGGGGCGTGTATCTGTGTGAAGTGGGGACGGACACCGCAAAAGAAATTCTCTATGCCCGTATGAAAGCCGATCCCACGCCTGCGGATGAAGCCACGTCGTATGCCATCCGTTTTCCTGATGATCCGGAGATTTTTTCGCAGACAGAGGCGCAGCAACTGGTGGCGGAAGAGCTGGTGGAGAAGTGGGAAAAAGGAAAGATGCGTCTGTTGTGGGATAACAAAAAGCGGCGTAACGAAGCGCTGGACTGCCTGGTGTATGCCTACGCGGCATTACGTGTGTCCGTGCAACGCTGGCAGCTTGATCTGGCTGTACTGGCAAAATCCCGGGAAGAAGAGACGACCCGGCCAACCCTGAAAGAACTGGCAGCGAAGCTGTCCGGAGGAGTGAATGGTTACAGTCGCTGAACTGCAGGCGCTGCGTCAGGCGCGCCTTGATTTATTAACCGGTAAACGGGTGGTGTCTGTCCAGAAAGATGGTCGCAGAATTGAATATACGGCGGCTTCTCTGGATGAGCTTAACCGTGCGATCAATGATGCGGAGTCGGTACTGGGGACAACCCGCCGTCGCCGTCGTCCGCTGGGAGTGAGGTTATGAAACGAACGCCTGTCCTGATTGATGTGAACGGCGTTCCGCTTCGGGAGAGTCTCTGCTACCACGGGGGCGGTGCAGGATTTGGCGGGCAAATGGCGGAGTGGTTGCCACCCTCGCAGAGTGCCGATGCGGCCCTGCTGCCCGCGTTGCGTCTGGGGAATGCCCGTGCAGATGATCTGGTGCGCAATAACGGGATAGCGGCTAATGCGGTGGCCCTGCATAAGGATCATATTGTCGGGCATATGTTTCTGATCAGCTACCGTCCGAACTGGCGCTGGCTGGGGATGCGGGAGACTGCGGCAAAAAGTTTTGTCGATGAGGTGGAGGCGGCCTGGTCGGAATACGCAGAAGGGATGTTTGGCGAGATCGACGTGGAAGGGAAACGCACGTTTACGGAATTTATCCGTGAAGGTGTGGGCGTTCATGCCTTTAACGGCGAAATCTTTGTGCAGCCGGTCTGGGATACGGAGAGCACGCAGCTGTTTCGTACGCGTTTTAAAGCCGTGAGTCCGAAACGGGTGGACACGCCAGGGCACGGTATGGGGAACCGCTTTCTGCGGGCCGGTGTGGAGGTCGATCGATATGGCCGTGCCGTTGCGTACCATATCTGTGAGGATGATTTTCCGTTCTCCGGGAGTGGACGATGGGAACGGATCCCGCGTGAACTTCCCACCGGGCGTCCGGCCATGCTGCATATTTTCGAGCCGGTGGAGGACGGGCAGACCCGTGGAGCCAATCAGTTTTACAGCGTCATGGAACGGCTGAAGATGCTGGATTCCCTGCAGGCAACACAGCTTCAGTCGGCCATAGTGAAGGCGATGTATGCAGCGACGATTGAAAGTGAACTTGATACCGAAAAGGCCTTTGAATATATCGCGGGGGCACCGCAGGGTCAGCAGGATAATCCGCTTATTAATATTCTGGAGAAGTTCTCCAGCTGGTATGACACGAATCATGTGACGCTGGGCGGTGCCAAAATTCCGCACCTTTTCCCCGGTGATGATCTGAAACTGCAGACCGCGCAGGATTCAGACAATGGATTTTCGGCGCTTGAACAGGCGCTGCTGCGGTATATCGCCGCCGGTCTTGGCGTTTCCTACGAACAGTTGTCCCGTGATTACTCGAAGGTCAGTTATTCAAGTGCCCGCGCCTCCGCCAATGAGTCGTGGCGCTATTTTATGGGACGACGAAAATTTATTGCGGCCCGGCTGGCCACGCAGATGTTTTCCTGCTGGCTGGAAGAGGCACTTCTTCGGGGGATTATCCGTCCGCCACGGGCACGTTTTGATTTTTATCAGGCGCGATCAGCCTGGTCACGGGCAGAGTGGATTGGTGCCGGAAGAATGGCCATTGACGGGCTCAAGGAGGTCCAGGAATCGGTGATGCGTATTGATTCCGGACTGAGCACCTATGAGAAAGAGCTGGCGCTGATGGGTGAGGATTATCAGGACATTTTCCGCCAGCAGGTCAGGGAATCCGCAGAGCGGGAAAAGGCCGGACTCTCACGTCCGGTGTGGATAGCGCAGGCGTATCAGCAGCAGATAGCGGAGAGCCGCAGGCCGGAAGAGGAGACAACACCACGTGAGACGTAATCTTTCACACATTATTGCCGCAGCGTTCAATGAACCGCTGCTTCTGGAGCCCGCCTATGCGCGGGTTTTCTTTTGCGCGCTGGGGCGCGAGATGGGGGCAGCAAGTCTTTCGGTTCCACAACAGCAGGTGCAGCTTGATGCTCCCGGAATGCTGGCTGAAACGGACGAGTACATGGCCGGAGGTAAACGACCGGCCCGTGTTTATCGGGTGGTGAACGGTATTGCTGTACTGCCGGTGACCGGCACGCTGGTGCACCGGCTGGGCGGTATGCGGCCATTTTCCGGAATGACAGGCTATGACGGCATTGTCGCCTGTCTTCAGCAGGCAATGGCGGATAGCCAGGTGCGGGGCGTACTGCTGGACATTGACAGTCCGGGCGGGCAGGCCGCCGGCGCGTTTGACTGCGCTGACATGATTTACCGCCTCCGTCAGCAGAAGCCGGTCTGGGCACTGTGCAATGACACGGCCTGTTCTGCAGCCATGCTGCTGGCGTCGGCCTGCTCCCGACGGCTGGTTACCCAGACATCCCGTATCGGCTCCATTGGCGTGATGATGAGCCATGTCAGCTATGCCGGTCATCTGGCGCAGGCCGGTGTGGATATCACGCTGATTTATGCCGGGGCGCACAAGGTGGATGGCAATCAGTTTGAAGCGTTGCCGGCAGAGGTTCGCCAGGACATGCAGCAGCGGATTGATGCGGCGCGCCGGATGTTTGCCGAAAAAGTGGCGATGTATACCGGGTTGTCTGTGGATGCGGTCACGGGAACAGAGGCCGCCGTTTTTGAAGGTCAGTCCGGCATTGAGGCCGGGCTGGCGGATGAATTAATCAATGCGTCGGATGCCATCAGTGTGATGGCCACGGCGCTGAACAGTAATGTCAGAGGAGGCAGTATGCCGCAATTAACTGCAACGGAAGCCGCCGTGCAGGAGAACCAGCGAGTGATGGGGATCCTGACATGCCAGGAAGCGAAAGGACGTGAACAGCTTGCCACGATGCTGGCAGGACAACAGGGCATGAGCATTGAACAGGCCCGGGCGATTCTGGCCGCGGCAGCACCACAGCAGCCGGTGGCATCCACGCAGAGTGAAGCCGATCGCATTATGGCGTGTGAAGAAGCGAACGGTCGTGAACAACTGGCGGCAACGCTGGCGGCGATGCCGGAGATGACGGTGGAAAAAGCCCGCCCGATCCTGGCTGCTTCACCGCAGGCGGATGCAGGCCCCTCACTTCGTGATCAGATTATGGCTCTGAGTGAGGCGAAAGGGGCTGAGGCGCTGGCTGAAAAACTGGCGGCGTTTCCCGGAATGACTGTGGAGTCTGCCCGAGACATGCTGGCCTCATCGTCGGATAAAGCAGAACCGGTCTCTGCATCCACAACCGCCCTGTTTGAACGGTTCATGGCGAACCATTCACCGGCAGCGGTGCAGGGTGGCGTGTCACAGGCGTCAGCAGACGGTGATGCGGACGTGAAAATGCTCATGGCCATGCCATGAAGTCAGTGCTGACATCAATATGAGGTTTTAACAAAATGGTGACGAAAACCATCACTGAACAACGTGCGGAAGTACGTATTTTTGCCGGTAATGATCCGGCTCACACTGCCACAGGCAGCAGCGGGATTTCTTCTGCAACACCGGCTCTGACGCCCCTGATGCTGGATGAAGCCACCGGGAAACTGGTGGTCTGGGACGGACAGAAAGCCGGTAGTGCGGTTGGCATACTGGTACTGCCGCTTGAAGGCACAGAGACGGCGCTGACGTATTACAAGTCGGGAACCTTTGCGACGGAGGCAATCCACTGGCCTGAAAGTGTGGATGAACACAAAAAGGCCAACGCCTTTGCTGGCAGTGCCCTGAGTCACGCGGCGCTGCCGTAACACGTTATCAGGCCACCGCGTTGGCCTGACTGATTTCTGAATGAAAGGAACTGATTTATGGGATTGTTTACGACCCGCCAGTTACTCGGTTATACCGAACAAAAAGTGAAATTTCGTGCGCTGTTTCTGGAACTGTTTTTCCGCCGTACGGTGAATTTCCACACCGAAGAGGTGATGCTGGACAAAATTACCGGAAAAACGCCGGTGGCAGCCTATGTCTCCCCGGTTGTTGAAGGAAAAGTGCTGCGTCATCGTGGTGGTGAAACCCGCGTGTTACGTCCGGGCTACGTCAAGCCGAAACACGAATTTAATTACCAGCAGGCGGTGGAGCGCCTTCCCGGTGAAGATCCGGCGCAGCTGAACGACCCGGCCTACCGTCGTCTGCGTATCATCACCGATAACCTCAAACAGGAAGAGCATGCCATTGTCCAGGTGGAAGAAATGCAGGCGGTGAATGCCGTGCTGTATGGCAAATACACCATGGAAGGGGAGCAGTTTGATACTGTCGAGGTGGATTTCGGGCGCTCTGAAGGAAATAACATTGAGCAGGCTGATGGTAAAAAATGGTCTGAGCAGGACCGTGATACGTTTGATCCGACGCATGATATTGACCTCTACTGCGATCAGGCCAGCGGTCTTGTGAATATCGCCATTATGGACGGTACGGTCTGGCGTCTGCTGAATGGCTTTAAGCTGTTCCGCGAAAAACTGGATACCCGTCGCGGCTCAAATTCACAACTCGAAACGGCAGTGAAAGACCTGGGGGCGGTGGTGTCTTTCAAAGGGTATTACGGCGATCTGGCCATTGTGGTGGCGAAAACGTCTTATGTGGCAGAGGACGGTACCGAAAAACGTTATCTGCCGGAGGGCACGCTGGTCCTGGGGAATACGGCGGCAGAGGGGATTCGTTGTTACGGTGCCATTCAGGATGCGCAGGCGTTGTCCGAAGGTGTGGTGGCTTCTTCCCGTTACCCGAAACACTGGCTGACCGTGGGCGATCCGGCCCGTGAATTCACCATGACGCAGTCTGCACCGCTGATGGTGCTGCCGGAACCGGATGAGTTTGTGGTGGTACAGGTGAAATAATCCGGGAGCGGGGGCGAAATGCCCCCGTGTCTTTTTTCACAGGGGGCTGGATATGGCAACAAAAGAAGAAAATCTGAATCGTCTTCGTCAACTGGCTGGTCTGCTGGGGCGCGAGGCGGATATGTCGGGGAGTGCTGCGGATATTGCTCAGCGTGTGTCTGAGTGGGAAGAGGAGCTTGCAGCTTCCCGGGAGGGCATTATGCACTCTGATGAGAGCGGGTCTGATCAAAATGACACAGACGATGGTGAGCCGTTGAACAACACGGATGCTCCGGATGATGTTAAAGCCGTCCGTGTGCGCAAGTGCCTGCATGTGATGGGGTATTGCCCGGAGACAGGCCGTCCTGTTGAGCTTACGTTCCGGGGGATGCGTGTTCTGGTGCCATCATCACTGGCAATGGCCATGATACAGCACGGAACGGCTGAGTATGCGTGATTTTAAGAATGCCTTTGATGCCGCCCTTGCGGGGGTGGACAGCACGATTGTTGAAGTGATGGGGATCCGTGCGCAGTTCACCTCCGGAGCACAACGTGGCGGTGAAGTTCAGGGGGTTTTTGACGATCCGGAGTCGCTGGGTTTTGCCGGTGGCGGGGTCCGTATTGAAGGAAGCAGCCCGTCATTATTTGTGCGGACGGATACGGTGCGTGCCGTGCGGCGTGGTGACACGCTGACCATTAACGGCGGGATGTTCTGGGTGGATCGTGTTTCTCCGGATGACGGGGGCAGCTGTTATCTCTGGCTCAACCGTGGGCAACCACCCGCAGTTAACCGGCGACGATAAACGCAGGGTGAAATTATGGCGATAAAAGGGCTTGATCAGGCGATTGACAATCTGAGCCGGGTTCGTAAAAACGCCATTCCGGCGGCTTCAGCAATGACGATTAACCGCGTGGCCACAACGGCGATTAATCAGTCTTCATCACAGGTTGCCCGGGAGACAAAGGTACGCCGGAAACTGGTTAAGGAACGGTCCAGACTGAAACGGGCCACGGTCAGAAATCCGAATGCAAAAATTATCGTTAACCGCGGTGATCTCCCTGTGATTAAGCTGGGGATCAGAATGCTGGGGCGTCGTCCGGACAGCATACTCAAAGCCGGTCAGCATCGTTATCAGCGGGCATTTATCCAGCGATTAAATAATGGGCGCTGGCATGTTATGCAACGTCTTCCCGAAGCCAGATATGAGAAGGGCTATGACGACAAGGGAAGGAAAAAGCGTAATCGCCTTCCCATTCAGGTGGTGAAAATCCCGATGGCGGCCCCACTGAAACAGGCGTTTGATGAAAACGTTGACCGTATCCGTCGTGAACGCCTGCCCAAAGAACTGGCATATGCGCTGAAACAACAACTGAGGATTGCGATAAAACGATGAAACATACTGATATTCGTGCCGCCGTGCTGGATGCACTCGAGCAGCATGAACACGGGGCGACGCTGTTTGATGGTCGCCCCGTTGTTTTTGACGAAGAGGATTTTCCCGCGATCGCGGTTTATCTGACGGATGCAGAGTATACCGGTGAAGAGCTGGATGCAGATACCTGGCGGGCCACACTGCATATTGAGGTGTTTTTACCGGCACAGGTACCGGATTCAGAGCTTGATCTGTGGATGGAAAGCCGGATTTACCCGGCGATAACTGCGATCCCGGCACTGGCAGGCATGATTACCACGATGGTTACGCAGGGCTATGAGTATCGTCGTGATGACGATATGGCATTGTGGAGTTCTGCAGATCTGACTTATTCCATTACATACGAGATGTGAGGACGATATGGCAACACCAAATCCTCTGGAGCCGGTAAAAGGTGCCGGTACCACACTGTGGGTTTACACCGGCAAGGGTGATGCTTATGCAAACCCGTTGTCAGACGATGACTGGCAGCGACTGGCGAAGGTGAAGGATCTGACCCCCGGCGAGATGACGGCGGAATCCTACGATGATAACTATCTGGATGATGAGGATGCTGACTGGGTATCCACCGGGCAGGGGCAGAAATCTGCCGGTGACACCAG